TTAAAGTTGGGTTCTTGGAACCGTCCAAAGTACGGAGCCAAGAGAAGGTGTCGGACTGGGGCAACTGGTCCTCAAACTCATCTGTTCCGGCTGCCGCAGCGGCAGCAAATGTTGATATTTCTGATGCAGCGGAAACAATCCGTGCGGAAACTAATTCTGTCATCTCATCGACGGTCACCTGTCGTTCGTTGCCGTTTTTATCCACAGCTTTAAAGCCAACTATATTATTCAAGTCCATAATGCAAATTTTAAAATTAAAACAAATACTTCACCCATGCAAAATAATTACTGTTCTCAATATAATTCGGATCATCCTCGTTGGAATATGCCTCCCTCTCAAATGATACCGTCTTATACGCCCTGCCGGCATCCTTCAACCGTACTGCCCTGACCAGCCACTCCACACCATACCAGAGATAGAATGCCAGCCCGGCCAGTACCAGCCACCAGGCGGAAAGGTCAAAACACAACAGTAAGATCCAGATAACTGTACCGGTGGCAACTGCCATCTCAACCCATTGACGGGCGTGGGTACACTCATGGTTTCTCACTTTCTGAGTGATTTTCTCTTCCGGTCGCTTGCTTAAAACAAACGGACCGATTGTTATCGTATGGCAAGAACTGAACGCAAGCAGCACCTTTGCCAGAAGGTTGTTACAATATACCTTTTTCATGTTGTTCCTCCTTTTTATCTAAATAATCATTCAAAGAATCAGCCAGCAGACCGGGCAGCATGGAGGTGGAGCGTCTTATGATATCCACCTCTTCTTCGTCAATCTCGACACCTTCAGCAGTAGATTTGAATATCTTCTCAGCAAGGAGATGCGCCTTCAAACCCGCTACGTTCTTGTATATCCAGTCACCGTAGGCCTCAGTAATGTTGTTGGCTATCAGTTTTTCTTTCTTAATCCCGTCGTAAATAGGAAATTGTGCAAAATTTATTCTCATACTTTAATATTTTAAATGTTATAAATCCACCCAGGTACTTCCTCCATTCATTGACTTGCGAATTCCGTTTCGCCCGACTGAAAAAATATAACTTCCACATCTTACATACAGAGTATCATCCGCTGTTGAAACATCTCCGGTTGATGATACAGTTATACTTCCACTTCTAATTACTGTATCCAAAATACCTTGGTATAAATGTCCGTCTATTGACTGGAACCGTTCGTATTTCATTTCAAATTTGTCGTATTGCAGCAACAAATTATCAACATTTACAGCCGACATATTAGTGCTGCCGATAAAATTATTACCGATATTGAATCCGCCAATTGTCCCCTTTGTCGCTATGATAGTCCCGGTGATATTCGCTTTCTGACAAAGAATCTCTCCGGTCTTTGTGTCCATCCTCAGATTAGGCTGGCCGTTAGTGCTGTCCTGTGACTGCATGATACCGTAAGGTGCCCCGTCCAATGTGTATCCGTTCAACTTGAACATAAATCCGGCTATGTTCGCCTTATCAGCAAGGAATATGTCGGTTACCAGACTTTTGTATTTCTGCATGGCTTCCCAGTTGGAATCTCCGTTAGCGGATGTAGGAGCCGCTGATACAGAACTTCCATAGTTGCGCACAAGAAAATTGTAATAAACTTCACCTATTTTGTGAATGATCTTGTCACGCTGTTTTGCATTCCATACGTATGTCTGTCCGGAAGCCCATACACCTCTGTCATAAGGGAACGCACCCGTAGCTCCTGTTGCTCCTATGGAACCATCATTTGCAACACCCACACCCTTCTCGGCCACATAATTGTCATTCCAAGCAGCAGCATCGGAAGCTGATTTATAAGCCCGGACGGCAAACTGGGTGTATCCGGCTGTCGCAGGTACGGATATCTGGCTGTTCAGTGTCGCACCTACATGAGCCAGCCAGCTTCCGTTATACTTACGGGCTGCCAAATAAAGCGTGCTGCACGTGCTTACATTGCCTGCCACATTCTGTTTGCAAGTGACAAGGAATCCAGACGGGGATGGCGTGCCTGTTGAAGTGAAGTTGATCACGCTGACAGGACTGTCCAGCCAGTAGGATGCCGACGGTCCGACGGGAGCAACCATCTCCTGCCAGTCCGCATGTACCGTCCGGTTCGCAGATCTGCCGGCGAGGATGTATCCGCCGTCTCTTTTCCTGCGGAGTCTGCCGTTTCTGAACTTGGCGATTTTAATCGGAGGGTTGGAGGTTTCAACCTTGCTTAAGTAAGATCCTCCGGCAAACGATACTGTACTGTTTTTGGCATACGGAGTATTGGCGGATTCCCAATGACCGGCTGCTGTGATGCTCTCACCATCCTTTCCGTCACTGCCGTCCACAACCATCGGAACAGTCTCGACATCAACCGCCTGACCGTTCACATAGAACACGAACTTCAAGCTACTGGTAAAATTACCGGAAGCCACCCCGACACCATCACCGATGGGAACCTCGGCCGCACCGTCACGACTGTACTTCAACTCCCCGTCCGTTGTGGCCGTAGTGACCGCACCGACTGTCTTCATACGCCGACAGGATACCGAAGCCACACTGTAACCGCCGTTCTTGTTCTTGCTGACCATCGTGGCCGAAGTGACAAGGCTATAAATTACCGCGTCAGAACCGTCCGCCCCGCCACGGACACCGGTTATCTTGAAAGTCAGTTCACGGGTATAGAGCTGCCCGTTCTTCATTGCAGCCAGTGTGATGGTGACCGTATTCTGTTCCGGAACCGACTTTCCGGCAGCGACGGATATCGCCACCGCTCCGGTGGCCTTGCTTGTGCTTGCCGTGAAACCGGCAGGCGTGCTGACTGTCAAAGATTCAAGGGTGAGTTTCTCGGTACCGTACCACATGGACACATGGGTAGTCCATGACTGTGCGGAAGTAGTAACGCCGGTACTGGTAAGAGCGACGCTCACCATCTCATTGTCAAGGTCGGCCATGACATTCGACTCCCCGTCCTTACTCCAACGGTGCACAGGGGCCGGAGTGCTCCATTCACTCCATACTCCATCACGCTTCACACGTTTGCACGCCCATTCCACCTGATGGTCTGCATCCACGCCAAGAAAATCATCTGTCCAGCCTTCCGGTATATAATCATCCTGCTGCTTCGAATCCGGCTTGTCAGGGGTAAGGCCGATGATGTTGGTACGGGTGTAGATCCACTCGTAACCTTTGCCGTCCTTACCGTCAGTCCCGTCTTTGACCATGACCATCCACAAACCATTCCGGTATATGTAAGTACAATGGTCAGCCGTATTTCGGTAGCTGTCACCCTCCTTGGGATTGGACGGATGGGATGCGAACTCACCTAGAAAGGTGATACTCTCACCTTTAAGTTCACGACCGTCCAGCAGCATCTCCCAGTCTTCATGCACGGTCCAGTCGGCTGATTTCCCGGCAAGGATATAACCGCCATCCTTTTTCTTTCGATAATTGCCGTTCCTGAACCTTGCAATTTTAATCGGAGGATTGGATGTTTTCACCTTGGAGATAAAAACACAGCCCGCCAAAGTGACCATGGTATTGACCTCGTATGGGGTCTTAGAGGATTCCCAATGACCGCCACCTATTACAGACAGGCCCGGATCACCTTTGTCACCTTTGGCGGCTGATACAAGCCAGTCCGGATTGTTTTCGGATGGCTCGGAAGTAGTGCCCTTGTCATTGACGCACAACCATGTGGAACCGTTATGGGGCACACGGGAATAATATGCGTACTTCCTGCCCGGCTCCCAGCTAGGGAAGTCGATAGGAACGCGGACTGTGCTACCGGTAATTTCATCAATTTGAAAAATCAATCCCGTCATGATGATATCCTGCAATACCGCCGAGAACCTGTCGCAGTTGATCCCGTTGATGGTCATACCCTTCTTCTTGCCGAACCAGCTCTTCATTTGTGCCGGCTCCGGGTCCCAGGTGTTGGCATTGTCAACAAGGGTGATACAGCAGTTACCGTCACGCACGTCTATGATGATATAAGTCTGACGCTCTTTGTCGGTGAAGTTCCCCGTCTGTCCGAGACGCATCTCGTTATGGGGAACGAACTCATATCCGGGACGCGGAACCATCACGAATGTCTTCTCGTTGTAATCTGCGGAAGTGATACGGTACTGTATTTTTCTGAAACCAATAAAGTCACCGGTAGTGACGCTTTTGTCATGCCAGAAGCCCAGGAGGATATCGTCCGGCTTCTGTCCCAGCGGTACACCATCCTCCAAATCGGGGGTGACAGTATAGCTGCCGTCACTATTGGCGATAAAACTTTTTATCTTCAGCCCTCCGCCGGGACTTATAGTATTATATCCTTCAAAATTGGTCTGACGGTTGAAACGAAGTTCTGGTACACTCAGAGAGCTGCGCAGGACCAGAGCCTCCAGCTCGGCACGGGCGTCCTCACCGATGTAACCGCCCTGAACACCGGTGATAAAGTCACCGAACTTGGCGTATTTCTTAATGACAGTTCCGCCCAACAGGGATAATAGGAAACCGGTGCGTTCCTCCGTGTCCTTGCGCATGAACATGATCAGCGAGCGCAATGCGGAATACACGTTATGGTCTGTCGCAGGGGTGGAGTCGTGGCTTCCGATCACATACACACCGCTGCCACCACCGCCCGTATAGGTCTGTTCCTTCAGGGTAAGGCTCTCAACCTTTTCCTCCAGCTCCCCGATACGGGAATAGGCGGTGGTTTCCCCGACAGTATAAACAGGTGAGTCAAAGGAATAGTCAAGATTGAATTCAAATCCGATAACCCTTGACTGTCTTCCGTTCTCAAAATAAGCCTTGTTGATAAGGTTGACCTTTTGACCGATGCTGTAGAGGTTGTGAATGCCATCCTCACGGTATGCGTCATTTGACATCATCGTGCAGCCATAGGTACTCGGGTCTATCTTGGATTTGGCAGCGTACTTTTCAGTCTTTTCCTTCAGTTCCTGCTCGGCGGCACCCACAAGCCCCAGTTCGGTTATTTTCGTGCTGTCCCAGCCGGAAAGCACATATTCATCTCCATCCTGGGGAAAGAGCACATCACCGGGAAGCGGTCTGCCATAGTCCTCATTCCTGACTATCTCCCAAAGCTGTGCCTCAGGGTTCCATCCGCCATCCTCCAATTTCTCCGGCTTTCCCTCAGGATTGAACTTCACGGCAAACTCCAAACCGTTGAGAAGTCCGGACGCGAAACGTATCCTCAGCTCCTGACCGGGGAGGATATATTTCTCGGAAAAGTTAACACCCGTGTCCCTAAAGCGGTAGGCATTCCATTTTTCCTCGGTGGTTGTGCCGTCCTCATTCTCCACCTTGTCCGTCACTTCGATAGTGGTGACATCCGACATGATGCCCGTTCTTCGGGGATAGACTTCATCGAAGATAACCACCTGCTCGACGGCTTCCTCGGTAGTCATATCAGGATAAGCGTCAATGTAAGGAGTGCCTTCGGGAAGCATTAAGCGTTTTTGCACCACGCCGTTCACAACCACGGTCTCATCAACCGGACGGTAGTCAGATGGGATATTCTTTGTTGAGCCGAAAGCGTAGATACGAGTGGCATAGGTGGACTGGGATTCTGACTGTGACATTTCCTGCACGTTTTTCCCGATCTCGAAAATCACCGCATCGCCGGACTCACAACGCCCGAAATGGATGATGTTTTCAGTCACCCAGCATTCGCAATCCCATTTCTTTGCCATCTCAAAACAAGCGTCAAGGATGTTGATGTTGTCGTAACTCATCAACTGGGACTTGTTTTCGACTGTGGAATCAATGGAGAAAACAAAATCCTGTCCTTTGTATGTGTAACCAAGAGCTTTCAAATTTCTAAGGACTATACCGGCTTGTACGTCAAGCGGGGCGGTCAGGTTCCAGGACGCTTCCTGTCCGGTCGTCTCCGGGGTATATTTGAAGATTTTGTTTTTCCATTTCCAGTAATAGGCATCAAGTCTTAATTCGTAATCGTAGCCGGCGGTATTGGTGTTGAATGCGGGCTTCTGCAAGTCGCACACCTCGAACAATCCGAAGTTACATTCCACGTATGAGCCAAGTTTGAAATATATGGGATTATCCAAGGAGAACTTTAACATGATGTAATCCTCCTTCATCAGAGTGAACTTACGCTTGCAGCCTTCATTGATCAGAGTTGTAAGCTGGATAGCACCGGATATGTCTTTGATGTCGATTTGTTCCATGTCTTCAAAGTTCGGGGATAAAAAAAAGAGTGCCCAATTTTGAGCACTCACATACACGACAATAAAACCAATGTCGTGAATTAGCTTCTGTTTGCCGGATTTGGCTCGTTAAACTTGGCTGAAATTTTTCCGAAAGTTCGGTCTAAACTCTGTGCGTAAGTGACACTCTTGCCAGTATAAATAAGATGGTAAACCTCGCTACTATTAGCAGGAATCTGAATATCAACCACACCTTTATACAGCTCATCAAAGAAAGCTTTCTTCTTTGCTTGATAATCAGACTGAGAATTACTCTCGATAGTGAACGAAAGAGTTATTTCCCTCTCATCGACTTTAGGATTATTGATTATTACCCGTTTCCCATGTTCAAGTCGGCTTTTGTTCTCAATAAAATCCTTCATGGGAGCGGATGCCCCAATAACATCAAGAAACCCCTCTCCCATTCTCACACCCCATGTTGTATAAGCGTTTTCGCCATTAATTAATAATTCATCCATAGACTATAATTTTGCTGTATTCTTTTTAACTTCTGCTATATCTCTTTGCATCTGTTGAATAGGTTTGACGATTGCCCCTGTATTTTCTGAAATCTGTACCAATTCAAGATAAGATTGTGCTATCAAATCTCGCGTATCATCAGCGATATTCCTTGTTTCCGTATTTATGGAAAGTAGAGCATCTGCTTTTACTGTCAGTAGAGTAAGTGATTGAGATTGAATAATATTCTGATTCTTTATCTCTTCTCCTGCAATCTGCAATGCTGTAAACCTACCGCTTAGTTCTCCTGCATCTTCATGTGTCATTTCAGTGCCGAACCCTCTTGATGAAGAAGATTGGGAATAGGACTCCTGTGAAATCTTGTCATATCCGGTTGCGGCAGCAAGCTCGTCACGTAATTTCATGGCTTCGTCAACATACTGCATATATTCATCTTGCAAGGCTTTCCTTTCCTCTTCGGTCAGCTCGTTATCCTCCATGCTGGCACCAAACTTTTTCCACCAATCCTCCAACTTTTCGCTGTATAACTCACCAATCTTATTGGAAAGCATGGCACGCATGAAGTATTCTGATATATCTTCCGATGCTGCCTTCGCATCGTATTTCATATCCATAAGATTGTCAACAAAACTATCATACATAGAATCAAATGACATTCCAGTCAGACCCTCGTAAAGTTCATTCGTCAGTTCTTCCAACGTACCAGCTTGATCAATATAGTCATTCAACTTATCAGTCAGACGGTCACCGTATCCACCTTTGCCGGTATTCTGAATGGTTTCCCACATATCGACTGTCTCACGAAGCATTTTCATTTCTTCTGGGGTAAGATTCCAGATATCACCATTCCAATCACGGCCAATCTTGCCGCTCAGACGGTCTATCTGTTCCTGAGAAAAACCGCCCCAATAGTAATTCCAGCTATGATGAGAACCAGAATAACGTGCTTGTTCCTGCGCTATACGCTTGTAATTATCAATAGTTTCTTTTTGATACTTATAAGCATCCCGGTATGCGGCAACAGACTGCGTTCCCTTGCTTGCCTTCATTTCGTCAGTCAAGTCTTCAATGGCAGTTTGTAACGTTTCGTTACGGTCTGTCAACCTGTTAATGGCTTCTTCGACCTCTTTTTTATTACCGCCAATACCAAACCAAGACCTAAACCCACCGAAAGTTACTGTATTAAGGATATTACCTATACCGTTCTTAATAGAACTGAATATCTGAACAAATATGTCCCCACTAAGAATATTATCCAAAATTCCATCTACTGCGTTAAGAACTGTATCTATGATTGAAGAAACGAGAGAACCTATGCCATCTTTCAATATATCAAGAATAGAAAGTATAGCAGAAATAATTTGTCCTATAACCCCTGCACTTGAAAGTGTTTCTGATATTTTCCCAACGGCACTGCCAATCTTACCTCCGATATTCAATTTTGACAGCCCGTCAAGCATATTTTGAATCCCCTCAAAAGAACCTTTCAGAGTTCCGCTTGCAAAGCCGTGCAATCCGCTTGCCACTGCGTTCAATCCCTCGATGGTATCTTTTGAGGATTTCTTCACACCCTCACCAAGATTTTGCAATTCGTTTGTTGCATCTCTGTAATTTGAATCGGCGGCGGTCACTCCAGACTTGGCAATGTCAACAGCTAATTTTTTCTTCTGAATTTCAGCTTCATTACCATCTTTCACGGCCTTTTCATAATCTTCCTGCGCCTTTTTCAAGTTAGCGTATGCAAGATTTTGTTGCACTTCCGCATCCCTTACCTTTGTCACAGCATTACCGAGTTGAACCATCTGTTCTTGAAGCTGCTTGAAGTTAAGGGTACCATCTCCACCGGGGAGCATTCCTTCAATCATTTCAATGGCATCATAAACAGTCTTCTTGTCGGTTTCATCTGATTCCTTGAATTTGTCAGTCTTTACATATATTTTTAACTCACGTAGAAGATCTTTCATCTGTTCACCAAGCAATCCTGTCAAATCCCCGAAAGCAGCCCCCCAGTCAATTTTCTGCGACAAAGCACTCATATCAACTTGATGAACGGCAGAATCCTTCTGTCTTTCCAAAGACAGTCTTTCGCCTTCGCTCTGTGCATTGCGTATCTTTTCGGCGTATTCTTCGGCTATAGCAAGTTTCTGTTGTTGAAATGTACCATATTCTTTCAGATAGTCACGCATTGCCTCTGCTTCGGCACGGTACACCTCTTCTTCAGCTTTCTTGCGTGATTCAACATTCAGAGCATTTGCTTTATCAATCTCCGTCTGTTGCTCTGCGGTTAGACCATTGGAATTTATGCTCGTGTTTCCAGCTTCCTTATTTACTTTGGCAAGTTCTGCCATCTGCTTTTCAATGGCTTGCTTCTGCGCCTCATGGTCGGCTTTTATTTGTGCAAGCTTCTTTTCTGCTCCGTCCTCCATCAATGAAATTTCATCCTGCTGGTTCTTGCGCTGTATGGAAAGAAGTTCTTCATCCAACTTTTCCTGATTCTCCTTCTGCTTCTTCGCCAGATTTTCCTGTCTGGTCAATGAACTTCCGGTTACTCCTCCCAGCTCCTTGTATGCCTTTTCGGATGTTTCCATCTTATCTTTGGCTTCTTTCACCTGTTTCGATGTAGCCGTCTGATCTTTGATTAATGCTTCATACCCTTTTTTCGCTTTCTCCCATTCGACTTTAGCATTTGCCAAATCTTCTTGATATGTAGTTTCTTGTGTTTCCTGTCTGTTCTCAACTTCCAATTGGGTATTGATTTCTGACAAGACATCTTTTCTTGCGTTTGCCAATTCATTCTTCAGGTCTTCGATACGCTGTGCCTGAACCTTCATTTCGGAACGGTTGTTTTCCCTTTTAGCTAAATTATAAGCCCATTCCGCACTCTTTACCTGTTGTTCCAAAGATTCGACTATAGCCTGTTTTGACTGTGTTCTGGATTTTACGACCTCTTCATTATATGCTTTCCAAAAACCTGTCAAATCTTGTATATGACCTTTCTCATCAACATATTTCCTAAAGAGTGCCGGATATAGTTCCTCAATGTCTTTCAGGGCTTTGAGTTTAGTAGTATCGGCTTCCACCTCGCTATTAATGGTACTAACAAGATCCTCCAAAGTACGTTTCCTTTCTTCCTCGTCCGTGTTGAGTTTTTCTATTTTCTTGTTATATGAATCTAAAGCACGTTCTGCTGACGTTGTATTATCGGATAACGACCACATGGCCGCACCAAGCCCTACAACGGCAGTCGCCAGCAAAACATAAGGACTGGTAAGCATTGCCGCATTGAGAGCCATTTGTGCTTTCCGTGCCAGTACACGGGCATTGGTAAGGGCTATCTCGGCTATCGTGTGTTTGCTCGTTGCGATAGTAGTAAGCATTACAGCAGTACGATATGCGCCATAAGTAACTACTAATCCAGCAAGTATCTTGCCGACTGTTTCGTAGTTTTCAATCAAAGAAGCAGTCATCTGAATGCCGTCCATAATTACACCTTCCGATTTCTCACCTAACTCGTTGAGAACACTATCCATCGCATCCTGCATCATAGAAAGCTGACCGTTTATCTCTTTTGAAGCGTTTTCGGACATCTGATAGAATCGACCACCAGCGGAAGTAGCATCTATAAATGCCTGCTGAACCATTTCTGCGGAAATAGCCCCCTTAGACATCTCATCTTTGAGGGTAGCGATAGACTTACCGGTCTTTTCAGACATGATTTGCAGAGGATTAAATCCTGCATTAATCATCTGATTGAGGTCTTGACCCATAAGTTTACCGGCAGCGGACATCTGAGAGAATGCCAAAGTCATAGAATTAAACTTTTGTGTGTTCCCCATAGAAACATCGCCAATAGCTTGTAGATAACGGGGAACTTTCTCGGCTTCAATGTTGAAACCAAGCATCATCTGCGTGGCTGCTGTTACATCAGAAAATTCAAGCGGAGAAATTTTAGCGAACTCACGAACTTGTGACATGAGGGCATTGGCTTTCTCTTTGTTTCCCAATAAAGTTTCAATAGCAGTGTCAGCAGCCTGGAACTCGCCACGTACACGAATCATTTCAGCACCTAATGCTTTCAGTACTCCAGCACCACCAATAACCGCCAATGCTTTTTTCCAAGAAATAGTGATACCATTATTACTTTCTACGATTTCCTTAGCATTATCATTGTAAAGGGCGTATTCATCCCGGAGTTTCTTTACAGAAAGACGCGCTTCGGCTTGTTGTTGGGTAAGTCCAAATAAAGCCGCCTTTTCCTCATCAAGAGCTTTGCGGGCAGCATTATATTCTTCTAACTTGCTATTTGCTGATAACGGATTCCTTTTCAATGCTATATGATAAGCATCCCCAAGTCGTTTTACATCCGCTTCAATATCCTTAACTACCGCTTTTTGAGCAAGAATCTTCTCTGTGAATCCATTCACGGCCTGGGAAGCATCGAAGATTTTCCTTTTGAATCCCGTTTCCATCTCTGCTCCAGCTTTGGCTGCATTAGTCACCAACTCATCCAATCTTTGATTAGATGCAGCAAGTTGGGCATTCAAAGCCTTGAAAGCAGCAGGAGTCTGCGTGCCATCCATGCTCATTAACTCCTGCTTTAATTTTGCAATTTCATTACGAAGTCTTACAACTTCTTCCCAGTCACTACCTATCTTAAAATATAATTTTGACATATCTATTTCTTTTTCCTACGATTAGCCAATTCCTTACCACTGATTCTATTCACCTTCTGACCACCATATACTGCGCGTAATTTATCCCGTTGCATCATCAGCAGATTCCGATAAGGGATAATCTCAAACACTTCTGTATAACTCAGATGCAGCGTGTCAATCAAATGGGCTATCTGCCCGAAGAACGTTGTGTTTCCTACTGTTTCGGTCTTGCTGCCAGCATCGACACGTTCCTCATCGAGCTGACACACTGAAAAGCCGAAATATCCATCATAGAGAAACAGACTTCCAAGGCATCTTTGACTTCTTCAAAAGTGCCGTTCTCCAATTCTTTGACCAAACTATCATTCCCGCAGATGAAGCATGAAATACCTTTCAGCATATCTTCAGTAGCTTCAGGAAGCTCTTTAATAGCTTCCATGACATTATCTCCAGTCATGCCGATATTGGAAAAATGATGAATGGCACGACAGATAATTTTAATTGTAGGAGGTTTAATGGTATAAACCATCCCTCCTATCTCCACATTCATGAAATCCAGCCCTAACAAAGCATCAGAAACCGTTTTTGCTGCTTGATTCATATTCTTAAACTAAAAGGGGGAATGGTATATATCCATCCCCCGGTTATCACTCTTATGCTTTTACCAATGTTATCTCTTTTTTAAGAGTGGTATCAACTTCAGAAGGAGTGGTTTTAATATCTCCTGACTGAGTGACGTACCCCACTTTCGACACTTCATAGTGAACGGTAGCCCCAGCATTCACCTGCTTTGACTTGACCGTTGCACCGTCCAGCTTTACGGTCGCATCGGAAGGAGTAGGTACAATGGTTACTGTAGTTCATGCCTGCAAAGCTTTAATCTGCCCTTCTTCATAGTTATACTCAGAAGAAACACCTTCGATTCCCGGTTCCTGCACCAAGCCTTTTACAGCGATTGCAATTGCCTTATCCGTATTGGCTTCACGGGAAACAATACGGCATTTTGGGAAGATGAACCAGACATCATCATCGGTCAGACAGAACAATGCTTTGTTGATAATAACTTTATCCAAAGCACGCTTCCAACCTACATCTTTAGATGTTGCCTGAATAACATCGCCACCCATGAACGCTTTCTTGGTCTTCCAGTCATATTGTCCGATAGAGAAAGCGGGCGATACTTCTCCCGGCACATCATCGTAACGGTAATTCTTTCCCGTTAATTGGTTCTTGTACCCAGTGACGGAGGCTTCCGTTTCCTCAATCTGCCACGTTTCCCCGTGTACATTCAAAACCTCATCTTTCGCTTTGATAGCGGCTTGAATCAAAGTCTTTGCGATTTCGGGGGTAATGTCTGCCGTTACCTTATCAATATCGGCAAACAAGATTCTTTTTATTCCTACTGCTGAAATCATAATCTTATAGTTTTACATTTATTACTTCAAATAAAATTCTCACATTCACGTAATGGCATTTCAAAGCTGCATCCGCTTCCGCGCCAATTGATTCGATAGAGTAACGATAGGTTGTACCGTCATAGGTGCTTACTACATCATCAAGCAGCTTGTCAGCCTTTCTTTCAAGTTCGTTAAGCCGGATTGTGTTCGCTTCATTCTCGCTTAAATTGGGTACACATAGATTCACTTCTGCAAAAGATTTCTTCCAATACTTTCCCGGCTGTTGTTTCTTCGTGTGGATGACAATCCTTTCGGACTTCAATTCACCCGTCAGCGTTTCACCATCAGGCACTATATCTATTCCGAAAGCCTTGCAGTCCCGATAGAGAATGTTTCCTATGTCGGTAGTTACTATCATTCCACAATCTCCCAATCTTCTGCAAATACATCACTGATAGACGGAACCCATGAATCAGCGCGTCCGGTATTCTCGTTGTAGATAAGACACTGGCTTGTATAGTCAATAAATCCCTTACCTTTCAGAATAAGGTCTTTTGCCGATTGGGGAAGCGATTGCATCTTAGGGATGATGTCGCTTTCGATATGAGCTGGCACTTGTTTGAATACCATCAAACCTTTACCGTTCCAACCACTTCTACGAACAGTCCCACCTTGTTTTAACACTTCGATAGCATCACCGAAACAGATAGGAGTTTCTTTCTTGACTTCTCGATATGATTCTTCAAACAGTTCTTTGGGTGACCAACTTTCATAGCCATATTCAGTACGAGTGTGATATCCTAGTTTATAAGACTCATTCTCTTCTATTTCACTTTTTACCAAGCCTTTACTGCAAGCTTCACCCAATGTCATAGGTTCTGCTTCAATCTGTTTTGTTCCAATGTACTTTTTCATTTTTCAAATTCTTCTTTTAATCGTTTCTCCGCAAATAAAGCAGCACTACTCAAAACATCATACCCTTTAGATTCTACGAATGATGCGTATTCCGCTTCGTTTTTCAATGTCAAACCGTCTTTATTGACATCGTAATCATTGGACGTTCTCAAAGTGAGTGTATGGTCTTGATAATCCCCATGTTCCTCTGCGTACTTCACGGCTTCATCGCCTACATCAATCATCTTCTTTTCGACCTCCCATTCTCCTTCATCGAAAAAGGAGTCGACATCTGAGAAATCGAAATCTACATCCATAATTCCGAGTAGTTAAAGTAGTTTGTACTCTTTACCGTGTAGACTTCGCCTTGACCTCTTACGCCATCACCATCCATGCAACGTACTTCATCACCAGCCTTGACAGTAATTCTTTTCTCACATACTACATGATAATTCGGACGATACACAGAGCCGTTATCAGATGAAAACTCTTTGGTAGTGTTATCATCACAACGGCACTTGCATACCTTCTGCCAGTATTCACCACCTGTTCCGGGAATAGGTCTGCCAAACTCATCCTTGTCCATCGGGGTGATAACTTTTACCTGCAATATGTGTGGGGCGAATATCATAAGAAAGTCACTTTAGGTTTGTTACCCAGTTCGTCTTTCAAACCGTACTGTTTACACAGAAATGAATAGTAATCCTTAATGCCTTGAATGTTCCAAGACATAGAAAAACCGCTTTCGCTGATGGAAGTGGCACGAAGCAATAGAGAGGGGATGAACTTCGCAATTGCCACCGACACCCGTGTTTGGCAATCCTCGTTCATCTCACCCCCTCCGCTTATCTTTGCGTTCAGACATATATCGAAAAGGTCAGCCTCCGACAAGTTAACGCTGAAGGTCTGAAACTTCTGTAATATATAATCGTTTACTGTCATGCGTTCATCTCACTCAAATCGAAGTTCACAATCAGGTTCGGGTTCGCAATCTGCGGAATCCATTCGGCTGTGTATTCCAGATAGCGACCATTGCCGTCCTTGTAACCTGAAATCAGCATATCGCCATCTGCCTGAGTGTAATTACGTCCCGGTACACCATCCACAGCTTCATAAGGAGTGTGGAAGCGCATATAACCGATTTTATCCTGCGGAAGCAGGGAAATACGACCATCTGCATAAATGGGGATATTCTTACCTGTTTGGTCTACCACATAATCTTCCTTGATTTCAATAGCCGGAAGTCCGATACCTGTAAAAATGGTAGAAGCCAGTTGCGAGGTGATAAGCCCGGTAGACATATACATTTCATTGCCTGTAAGCTGCATTTTGAACTTATCTCCAAATTCACTTGAACCGATAATATTCTTGATGAATGTGCCACGGCTCATAATCATCTTGGGGAATGTGCCGTAAATAGATTTCAGCTCATTCAGTTTCTGCTGCAAGTAAGTGACGAAATAGTCTTTATCCTCTGTGTCCGGCTTGATAAACTTAAACGGCAAGTCGATGTTCAATAAGTCAATTCCTCCGGCATTGTCGTCCTTGTTCTTCACGCTTGCTGCTCCAGTCATCAACAGAGAGCCTACGATAATGTCCATACGCTTGTGCGGTGCCAGCAATACCTGACGGTAATCGTCATAGATGAAGTCCACGATGTCACGCATGGCTGCTTTCTGGTCTTCCGGTTTGGCGGCATTATACTTATCTATCAAGTCCTGCAAGTCAGACAAACGGTCGATTGAGATTTGATAGCGGTCACCCAAATAGGCAATCTCACCATATCCGGAACCGATATTCCTGCGTTCACGGATAGGCTTTTCGCCATAACGGGAGTTGATGGAACCAGCCATCACGCCAGTAACCTGACCGATGTAGTCTTTAAATACACGAGTAGTAGTCCTACGGAAGCCCAAATACTGCTGCCAATAAATTGTGTCCTTTCTTGTCTTGAGGACACGCTGAATCACTGCATTTACAATGTTCGGGTCATTAAACAATGTATGAATAGTTAGCATCATATATTAGTCCTCCTTTCTTTATTTTGCCATTATACCTGCGTTTTTCAACGCTGTCAATAATCCGTTAAAGTTTTCTACCGACACCGTACCAGATGCATCATTCACTTTGGCTGCCTGCTTTACACCTCCAAAAGCAGAAGTCGTAGCTGCTGTTAAAGTATACTTGTTAGCTTGTGCTGCAACCCCATCCAATTTGGCTTTATCTTCCTTACTCATCAAACCGTCCTGACTAGAAGAAGCCTTAGGAATAGATACGGCTTCTTTTTCTTGTTTGACATCCAAAGCGTTAAACTGGAAGTGCGGCATATTCGCCTTGTCAATATCTGCGAAAGGCATTACCAGCTTGGTCGGTTCGATTTCAAACGCACGCATCAAAAGGGAAACCAATACTATGCCATCCTCTACCTGCTTCCTTTCATACAGAGCTGAATTTGCGATAACTTTGGGCGTTGTACCGTCTGCGGCTGTCGCTTCGTAAAGAACTGTTCCAGCTTCTAGATTTTCTCCAAAGTCTGCCGCTAACGTCAGCTTATCAAAAGCTTTGTCAGCCTTGTCAATAGCGTTGATTGTCGCTCCATGCGCACCGTTACCCAAGTGCATACCTTTGTAAGCCAAAGAACGTTTCTTGATTTTCAATGTGGTATTGGAGCCTGTTGTAAACTTCTCATATACTTCCACACGGATAGCCACTTGGGATGTTTTCTTCACCAAGTCAGCTGCAATCGGTGTGAATGAGGGCAAGTACGAGCCGACAACGAGGTTGGTTGTGTCCAACTTGTACGGACCTCTGCGTCTGCGTCCGGTTTCTACGTCGTAGCGTTCTTCCTGCTCAACTTCCGGTTCAAGATTATACTTAAATCCTGCTGCCATAAAATCACTGTTTTTGTTGTTCTACAATTTCTTTAGTGTCGTCTGCAATCATTTTCGCAAACGACTGAGTCTCATTCTCCAGTTCTTTTTTTGCTGTATCTGGAGGAACTACACCCTTAAAGCCGTCATTCGCAAACTCCTGCTTCAAGTCCTTGAAGTATGCGTCCAAGTCCTCATCGTCCTTAATGGCGCATCGTTTGGCGTAGTTTTCGGGAATACCATACTCCTTTGCCTTTGCCAAAATCTGCTGGCTACGTGTTGCTTGAGCCTTTTCCGTTTCTAACTGTGTTAGCTTATCAGAAAGGTTCTTGTTGGAGTCAATTAAAGCTTGCGCCCATGCAGGCACATCGTCTTTATTCTCTTCCGTTTTGGTGGTTGTGGTAGTCTCGATTGGCTTACCGTCTTTAAGGTTATGCTTCTTCTCGTAGTTGGAAACTGCGGTCTTGGAAGCATCCCCGGCACGGAAATCACCATAGGAATTAAGCACGTCCGAAAAGCTGATACCCTCAATAATAGAGTTTACCTTTGTCTCGTCCGTTACACCCTCTGCCTTTTTAGTAGCGATTCGGGTTAAGATAGCAGTGTCCACCCCAGCGAATTTCTGTTGTAGCCCTGCTAAGATTTGTTCTAAGATTGTCATACCGTATGAATTTGATTTATAAATTTCTACGGTAAATTTCGCTATTTATAAAGAGGGTGAGAAATAATCAGATAGGTGATACACGACAATAAAACGATTGTCGTAAAATGGTATAAAAAAAGGCGTGAAACCGAATGAATCACGCCTAAAATATATCACGACAAAAACTTATACTTATACTCCCAACACTATATTTGCATCAATATTTAGCTTCCGGCTTATCTCACGAGCAACTTTCAAGGTTGGTTCACATTTACCAGATATATAATCACTTAATCGTGATGGGCTGACACCAACCAACTTTGCAAGTGATTTTTGATTAAGCCCCATTTCGTACATACGAAGTTTAAGAACATCCACAAGTGTTGGTTCTCCCAATGCAAAATGTTCTTCGGAATAATCAGCAACCAAATTAGAAAGAAGCTCCAATTCTATGCTATTTGGGTCATTCAAAGGAGTATCATCTTTCACTAATGGAAGAAGTTCCTCTACTCTTTTCACCGCCCATTCATATTGGGCTTGATTTTCTATCTTTGTCATAATCCTAAATATTAGCGCAATCTATTTTATCATATTCTTTATGAGTACCAATAAAGCGAATATACACAAACTGAATAGTGAATTTAATCACTACTACCAAACGATAGTTATTGCCTTTGATATTGAAAACATAGTGTTGATTACCTACACTATCAACGCTATTAAACGTTTTCTTAATATCGGCAAAACAGGTCCACTTGCTTCTTTTCACAATGGTAGTCCATTCTTGCAAAGCGACCTTTGAATCGGGATGGTTCTCTGCATATTCTTTTAATGCTTGTTCGGTAAATATTCTCATTGGTTACTCAATTATCGTGTGACAAAAATACATATATAATTCTATAATTCAAAATTATATTCTAATATTTATAATTTAAAAGAGCAAAAAAAATAGCGGCAACTCTTTGAAGCCACCGCTAACTATTTTTCTTATACTAAAACTATAAGTCCCGTAATTTTTCTAACTAAGAGGCGTTTTTCTTTCCCTTATCTTCGATTTGCTCATTCTTTGCTGCTTGTTCCTCTTTGATTTCTGCAAGTTCCTCTTCTACCCTATCAGCATTTCCGGCAAACATGATTCCCTCACGCGTTGACCAGATGCCACCACTGACAGCGGAAACGGCAGTGGTCACCTTATCATTCAAATCATCAATCATATATGGAACCAGTTCTGTTTCTATGTCAATGGTCTGCGATGCCTTGCTAAACTCGGTTGGATTGATAGAGCCTAAAGCGGAAACAATGAAATTTACTCTCCGCTGCAAGAACTCACCGATAACCTCACCGTGATTTTCTACCGCCATATGTGCACCCATGAACATAAAACGGAAAGCGGTTCCTGATGCTTTGCCTACCCCCTTCAACGTCTCAAAGGATATTCTTGGAGTGTTTGACATATCATAAGCCATATTAGTGAGTGTTTCTGCTTCAAATTTTACGGTATCTGGCACCTGATTCCACGTCAGATACTGGGCATCCGCACCTTCACCCGTAAGTTTGACCATTCTGTCCTTAACCTTACCCATGAAACCCTCTACATCTCCAATTAGCTTCAGCAGTGGGAAGAAATGATAGTCTATACAATCAGCATAATTAGATAGCAATTTCTCTAATCGGACCCGAAAAGTCTTTATCTTCTTGCAGTAAGGTTCAGGACGATAAGCATAGAGAACCGGTAGTTTTGGGAATCCATGAGCAAAAGGCGTTCTTTCTTCATACCCTTTAGACAAATCCCATTGATAAACCATTTTGTCCGTGATAGTCATAAAGCAGATGACCTCCGAATCATCCATGAGCTTCTTCTTGTACTCACGTGAGAAAGCAATCATTTTACCTTCGTCGTTAAAGAACGGGTATAGCTTATCACCTCTGAATGGAGACCATAACACGCTTTTCAGTTTCTTGGTGGGCTTGACCTTGCCACCGAACGTAGTCTTAACTTTCTTCCAGAACTTCGCCCAAAACGAATCATCATCGGTAACATACCAATATTCTGCCGCTTCTTGTTCGGAGAGCCAGGCACGGACAATCTTCTTGTTTTGGTATTTGATTTTGTTGGATTTAAATACAGCCTTTACCGCATCCAGCAGCTTCTTTTCATCATCATCAGTCGGAGTGCAATCCATAGACGGTTCTGTGCCGACTGTAAAAGCAGTTTGGATGTTCACTATATCTTGTTCCAATGGAATAGAAATACGGTTCACCGGTTCAGTCTTATACTTTGCTTCGATTTCATAAGTCTTACCAGTTTTTTCATCGAAGTGCTTCTCTGCTTCTTTTTCAAGAACCTTTCTGTCCGGATACTTCTTTTTGTCAACCATGATTTCATGTCGTTCCGGATTCCAATCATCCCAAAGTTTGCAACGGTCGGGAAGTTCAGTCTTCCTACCTTTCTTCAGGTAGTTTATCTTCTGCCCGATGTCAGGCAATGCTAATATTTCTTCTAAATTCAATGGCATAGTTTATATTTTTAATGTGTGAATATTCCTGTTAAATCTTTCGGTTTCTGAATCTTACCAAGAAGCTCACCCAATACATAGTAACGTACAGCATCTATTCCGTGATTGTCATGGTCTTCCGGTTCGTTGATATAGTTCCCGTCCTTATCCTTTGCCCAAACATACTTTCTGAACTCGCTTTGCAAGTTGTACGAGCGTTTGGTTATATAAATCTCCATATCTTTCATTTTGTCAATTCCGGCATTGATAGAGCCTGCACCTTTCTCTACGGCATATATCTTGATTCCTCCGTTGTGTATCTCTTGAATCAATCGAGGGTCAGCACTGTCAGCTATGACTTTCAATCCCCACGGGCGAAGAGTCTTGATGATGTCAGAAGAAAGCAATCCAGTACGGTAATCCACTTCATCCAAGTAAAGGGCGTTATCAACGATACCACAACGAATGGAAGCAGACGGGTCATGCGTATAACCGAAGTCTTGCCCGAAAGCAATTTTCTTTGCCCAAGCCGGGAACTCGTCAACAATTCCCCACTTCTTGAACACAGCACCTTCTGCAACGTCAGCCCACCGGCCGATAACCACATGAGCATACTTTTCAGGATTACTCACCTTCATATCTTCCACCTCTTTCAGGAACTCAGGAGAAAGGTTATCCAAGTTATCAAAATACGTAGTATGGATATGGAGCACATTCGGATGAGTGGAAATCTGAACCTGCACACCGTCAATCTCTACCAGCTTGTGAGTTTTCTCAATGTATTTCTTGTAGATGAAGTGATTGGAATCGCATGGGTTCATTATAATGATAATCCGGTTCTGAATACCCTTCTTGCGAATGGAGAGCATTATCTTGTCGAACTCATCTTCGCTTGTCCACTCTTCCGCTTCATCGCAGACGAAAGTCGTAATGCCTTGAATGGATTTCAGTTTTGCTGTCTGGTTCCCGGAAGAAGTCTTGATACCCCGGAACATGATACGGCTCTTAGTCATCTTATTGACTATGTCCGTCTTTGTGGTCTTGAAATATTTCGTGGTACCGTCCAAATCTATCTTCTCCATCATTTCGGGGATGATAGACATACCGGCAGAAACCATCGTGTAACGGGTGTAAAGAATCTGATGAACTATTTTCTCTACGGGAGTCATTTCAAAAGTCAACCGCTCAATAAAGGTAGAAGCATTGAAAGACTTTCCCGAACCACGCCCACCGGTAATAAGAATTATAAATTTTTCCTTATCCTTGTATAATGGATGGTAAATTTCTTGAGGTACTATCATTTCAGCTTGTCTTTAATCCAAGAATCAATGTTGATGCCATGCTCTATGTCTGTTGGAATATCAGCGTCTTCATCTTGTTTGCGCTCAATCTTTCTCCAATCTTCATCATGGTGGTACAGCCAAACGGACATTGCTTGCAAATTAGGAGCCAACTCGCTTTCGCTTACTTGTAATTCATCTTCGCCCGTCAAATTCCCTTCTGAATCACGGAGCTTTCTTACCACGGTGCTTTTGGTTTTTATGCCACCGAGAGCCATTGCAAGGAATTTAGCCCTTACAGTGGCATTGATTGTCGCGCGCCCACGCGCTAAGACTTCGGATATTTCGGTGTACTCACTTTTCTTTTCGCAGAATGTTTGAGGCAAAATCCCTATGGCATAAGCAATTTCCTTGTCAGTGAATCCCTTTTTGGCATACGATTCCACGAGAGAAAGAAATTCCTCGCTTGTATAATCAAACTTAGGCTTTCTTCCTCCTTTACCTTTTCTATTTTGAGATTCACTATTGCTCATATTACTTCTTTAATTTTCCACATTTCTCACATTGTTCATACCTGAACTCAGAGAACATCACACTACCTTTCCAAACATAATGATGAACACAAAACAGGTTTTGCTTTAGAACATTCCTTATCCAAAGTATAAAATCGCCAATCATAATTTTAACCGTTATTGTTACCCATATAGACACGGCGAGAAATTGGCTTGTTTCCATAGACATCAACTCCTCTTTTTGAGAAATAGCTATCTATTTTCTCAGCATATCTTCCCATTATGGATTTCGTTCTATCCCTTATGTTTCTTTGTCTTGCAGAACCTAACCCGTATTGTCTTCCAGCGTTGTACATTATTCGTCTGGACTGCTGATATAACTGGCTATATGTTTTCTTTCTAACTCAGCTTTCCTCCCAATAATTAATCTATTCTTTCTACTTGTTCATCAAAAACTTCTCCCTTTATAAACTTCATATCTGGTTCATACCCGAACCTTTCGCAGAAAGCGGCTTTAGCTTCATAGGTATCAAAGGACAACACCACATAGGCATCCATGTTCTCGGCTTGCTTCTGTGCGTTTTCTTTCACCTGATGTTTGACCTCTTTCATGTGGGCAACCTTTTCGACACGTTCCAACTGCTTGGCGGCTTTATCGGCTTCTTTCTGTTCGGAAACTGGGACCATCATATCAGACAAAGCATCCGCAATAGAGTTTTCCTCTTCGGTCTGCAAAAGATAGTCGACACCAATCATATTCAAGTCTGCATCGGTCAGACCTGCATCTTTCCAGTCAATATCAGGAACAATACGGGCAAGAGCGTCAAAATCCCATGTCCCTTGTGCATTAGGGTTGTTCATTAGAATGTTTAACTCCTTTTCCTGCTGCTCGTCCACGTCTATGACATCGACACGAATGCGGTAGTCGTTATCGGGAAACTTTTGCAATTCGTCCATGACAGACAAACGCTGGTGCCCGCTGACTACGGTAAGACCAGTACGCTTGTTCACGACAATTCCACCGACTAAACCAAACTTCTTGATGCCACGTTTCAGTGTCTTACGTGATTCATCGGAAAGTTTTCGGGGATTATAATCCGCAAAGTGAATGGCAGAACGGTTAAGTTCCACCGATTCGCTCTTTATGTATTTTGACAATTCCATATCATCCATTAGTTAAACCCATATAAATTCTTCGAGATACTTTTCTTGCGCCATCTTGTTGTTTCCCCTCGTTATACCCAAAGGTTCGTTCAATGTATCGAATATACTTTCTTGCAATAGAGTTTACTCTGTTCAGCCTATTACCCGTTAAAGTACGAGATAGTCTGTATCTTTGCTCTGCAATATCATCAATTGATTTTCTTCTGACTCGGCTTTCCTTCTATTATTTTTGTTGATTATGATACTCCCAAAGTACTCTTTCAGCCATCGGGAAAGTTTTGTAAATTCTCTGTAAGTCCTGTGGATAGTTCTTCTCCATCCAAAGCATACAATCAAGATTGAAGCCTACTCCCGAACTGGCTTTCAATGAATACCGAACTGGTTCGGGTAAATTATGCTGCCTCATATAAGCAAGAATATCCTTTTGTGTCCAATCAGCTAAAGGATAAACCATACCGTTATTCTCGTAGTCGTTTACCTCATACCCTTTCAACATAAGTCTACGATTCATACCGTCAGCTTTTTTCATGCCCAAGAATGTATAATAAACTCCATGAGTAAGTTGCATAGCCTTTACCACATCTGCCAACTTCAACAGCTTTACTTTCGGATTTGGCACACAATACATACCGCCACGGAGAATATAAGTGAGATTCCAATGTGGTACTTGAACAAACTCTATTTTCGGATATTTGGCTTTAGTCCAGTTTATCCAACGGTTAATATGTTCCAAATTCTTGACGAAATACATGAACACGCAAACAATCCGGTCAAACTTCGGATAGACTAAATCAAGCAGAACAAGCGAATCTTTACCAAGTGATAAAAACAGTAAAGCCTCATTCGATTTTACCCGAATGAGGTCTATATATTGACTCGCTTGTTCTACTTTGTTCATAGCTAGCCACCACTTAAACCAAATGAAGTACGAAGATCACTGTAACGCTGTCTGCGTGATCCTAACTGTGTGGCACTTGCTGTACCTCTACGATTGGCAACCAATCTACCACCTGCCCCTGCACCATTCATATTTCTGCGAGGCCCGGCTACTCTGTTAATTCTTCTTGCGACTCTGCTTTCTAATTTTAAAAGTTAAACAAATCAATCTATATATTTCTCTAATATCTTGCCCAAAGTATAATCCATTTGTGCGGCAAGATATTCTTCGCCTTGATGTTCGTAAACAATATCATTACCGTTTTCATCTGTGAGAATAACAGCTTCTGCTGCTTTCACTTCAACGATAATATAAGGACGTTTACCTGTATATGCACCTGTCAGAAGCTTGATTGCATCGTACTTGATAGGCTTCAATTCTACCTCACCTTCTTCAGGCAGTTCTGCATCAGCCGGATATTCTTTACCGCCACATAGGTAAGTGATATACTTCTTAGCGTTAGTTGGTCTGATTTCACGGTATTCGTGGGTTTTCTTGCCTGCCAAGATTTCATCGAAATACTTCTGTTTGATGCTTAATGTAAGAATGTTCATAATCGTGTCAAATTTAAATTAATACTCAATAGTTGCGGGGGGCTGAATCGAACAACCGACCTTCACCAAGTCAAAGTGAAAAGCTACCACTGCTACACCCCGCGATAGTACCCCAAAGGTACTACCACAACCAAAGATAACGAAATATCTTCAATCGTTATACACGACAATTGGCTTATTGTCGTGAACTAAGCCATTTATCCCGTCTTTCTCTACACGCCTCTAAGGTAGGCGCACAACAAGCAAAGAGTTCACCACTTTCAGTACGGTAGTCGTACTGGTACATTCTCACTCTCTTTCTGCCTAACTTCATTGCGTAGGTAGTGTAATTCTCTTTGCCGGGCTGGCATACGCTGCAACCTCTTTCGTCGTTAATTGAGTTCATAATCATTTATCAATACTTACTTAGTAATTTGTAAAACATTCGCCTTTTCTCTATGTATTTAAGACCATTTCGTCTAAGACCTCGCTTTGATTTTGATACAGTCATTTGGCAACCTGCAACGCCAACGTAGATGCAATTTGAATGATGCCTTTTGGCTTCTTTGAAAGCCCACCAAATCGCTTCACGACAATATCTATAGCTATCATTTTGAACCCCCTCGTATCCTCTACTCAAAATGAAGTGGCCTATTTCATTTGCTTCTTCTTCTGAATAGCATATTGTGAATATATTATTCATCCTTTCTTTGCTTTACTTGTTCAACCAAAAACTTTTTAAAATCATTCTTGTACTGGCTGTGAATGATTTTATACTGATGGGATAGGTTAGGCAATTGTTTATAACCTTTGCTATACAAGAATTTGGCTACTAATTCAATCTTTTCACGGTTACTGAAACCTCTGTCCTTACACATGTTAGTTATACAGACATTTGCCTTGCTGGTAGGCTTCTTTTCAACTGGTGGCATGTATTCATGTCTGCCATAAGCAAGCGTTCTTGGATAGCCAACCGCTTCACCTAAATACTCACCTGTGATGCAATCAAATTCACCACTAATTAAACTATCTGCTATTTCACCCATAATAATCAATATTTAATGTTTCACATTCAATCTTTCTTCACTCGTATAAGCCACTACAAGCCCAGTTTCATCATGCTGTATGGTGATGTACTTTTCACCCCTCTCTATGGTGGTAAAGTCGTACATAGAACATAACTTACCCAATACTTTGCCCAGTTGCTTCATCAATGGGGATTCGGGACTGATAACTAAAACTAAATCCGCTTTCATAATCGTGCGTATTGTGGTAGCCCGAAGGCTACCGAATTAAACTTAGAATTTCTCTATTTTGAGGTTATCATTAATGATAAACATACGTCCACATTCTAAAACAACGTGAGTATCTGTGATTCTTTTCACTACTCTTACTACATCATCGTGCGATATGCGTGGCGTACCGTCTGAATGACGACCATTAGACAAATCACCTGATACTCTATATCTCAAACCTACTGTAACTTCATTTACGTTCATAATCTTCTATATTACCGGATTAAACTATTCAATTTCTATATCTATAATTTGCAGAATGTTATCTGTAATCATGCTATTAACACTAAGCTGGGCTGACTTTATGCCGTTGGCAACCATCCATCTTTTTGCTCGGTTGATAGCCGACTGCTTACTACTACCATCGGGTATCAATGCGCCTAAATCATTGTAATCGCTATCTAACAACTCAAAGTAATATCGCTTCATAATCTTCTACATTGCGCAGGGCGAAAGCCCTGCTGGTTAAACTTATGCTATATTCAGTCTATTATTTCTCATTGCATTCAGTTCTGCTGCCATCTTGTTAGCAGCTTCTTCTGTATCTTCTAAAGAAGCCATGCTCATATCATAGCCATCTATTACCATATAATAACCTCTTACCTTCTTTACGTAGAACTCATTTGCCTTATGCTGCTTCATGTAACTTGTTGCTTTCATTGCTTTATATCTTTTAATTGTTACTTATACTTCTTTATAACCTCTTGCATTCAACCATGCGATTGCGCCTTTGAGCGTCTTGAAACGCTTGCTGCTTTCTACCGCTGTGCAAGCTGAATAGTTCTTTTCGTCATGAATGAACAATGCACCTTCGTTCTCACCTTTCTTATAACTGATAATATTCATATCTTCTATCTTTTAATTGTTATTACTTCGTTTCTAATGATGCAAAGATAGTATCATTTATAATACAAAATACTATTTATGCGTTAATAAATCATAAAATAGAGTATTATTTATAATACATACTAATAAATAAGTATTTTTGCATCATGGAAGCAAAAGGAGTAATACATTTGGAAATAAAGGCGACTGGGCTACACAGATACTTCGGTTCGCCATCGGCTATGTATGATAACTATACAAGTCAAGAACTCGGAATTGCCCGACAGTCACTTCTGAACTACTGGCAAAAGACGGAGGAACCTTATGAAAATGCTGTTTGCATAATCAGGAAGGGAGAATTAGAACGTAAAAAAAAGACAAAAATAGAATAATGAAAGTTTATAAATATAGAGCCAACTTATTTAATGAGAAAGAGAAAAGGAGAAGAGATACCGAATCCTTACTAAAAAATGAATTTTATGCTGCAAAATTTAAAGAATTGAATGACCCATTTGAATGTTCTTTTGATTTACAGATGAAAGATTCTGATAAAACGACTTTCTATAATTCTATTAACCCACTTGATGTTGGCATATATTCTTTGGGGATGCTGCAACAAGAAGAATTATTTCCGTCTCATGAATTAATGTGGGCACATTATGCAAATTCACATAAAGGTTTTTGTATTGAGTATGATTTAGATAAGATGTTACAAAGTTCTTATCCCGACTTTGATATTAGAAACAAAATAACAGTAATTTATCAGCCAAATATGCCAACTATTGTAAAAGAAGACTTTAATGATATTTTTGGCATCCAAAAAAAAGTATTTGGTACAAAATCATTGGCATGGGAATATGAAAATGAGATTAGGTTAGTATTTCTTGAATCAGGAATAAAACACTATTCCCAAGAAATTGTTACAGGTATTTATTTTGGCTTAAATATTGGTTTAGAAGAACGGAATTTAATCATAAACAAACTAAAAAGAAAAAACATAAAATTCTACCAAATAAATAGAACAAACAACTCATATAAATTATCATGTAGCGAGTTAAATGAGAGTGATATATATAATTATCAAATTATTAGTCAATCAAGTAATATGATTGTTGACAATTACAATGTTTTGTATTTAGGGGTTAATAAAGATAAAATTACAATGCAGAATTTTGTGAACGAATTTCGCAGAGGAAAATATAAACCAACAAATATCACTATTTATGATGATTTACGAGTAGAGAAATGCATAAATAAATGGTCTTCACAAACGACAGAAGAAGAAAAGCAGATATTAGCAAAGCATTGGATTACATATGCACCATTCGATATTGCTCCAATTATTTGGATGTATCCCGAAAGCTAAAGCCGGAGCACTAAACTCCGGCTCATTAATTGATTAGCCCTTTGAATTTCAACCGATTTACGATTTCAGTGTAAAGATACTCTATATCCCCGCTGAAATCCCCATAGTTCTGATAGAGAAACACGACATCAGCGCAGTTGTCGGAAATTGTACTCTTGGACTGAACCCCAAGTACCCTTGACATCTCTTCGCGTAACCCAGCTGTCATTTTCCCACCGGCAAGCGAACTTGGAGAAAACAAGTACAGGATAATGAAGATGAACTTCTTCCGCTGGGTAACACTATCAATACAAGGGGGAAGACTTCTGCTATTCAATAGCTCAACGAAGATTTTATAGATATCCCTAATAAGGCTTTTATCTCTCAAAATTGGTGAAGCTAAGGCGTTTTCTTCTTCTGAAAGTTCTGATTTCTCGATACGAATCTTTTTAAGACGAATTATTTTGTTAAAATCCAGTTCCATAACACGATTATTTTAAAAGTAAATAGTATATTTGCATCATAATCGTGTAAGGAAGAGCTGATTCATGGTCGTGCGTGGGTTGGCTCTTTTTCATTCTTCCCCATTCGTGCTGACGAATGGTTTCTTTTCCAAATCATAGCAGGTGATATATACCCGTTTCCCATTAACATCACATAGAGCAAGGGCATATCCTTTCTCCAGTATTTTAACCGGCTGATTGTCGCAATAGACAGTACTTCCAACCGGAACTCTTATAAAATGACGTACTATCATTTGATTATCTTTAGCTTGTTATACCAGCGTGAAGAGAAAGGGAACCACCCGATTAGGAATGATTCCCCGAAAATAGTTACTTTATATAGTTTGCTCATATTTGTTCAGTTTTGCTCTAATTTATTCTAACGTACTTACCTGCAATATCACAAGTTTTTATTACCTCCGCATTATCCTCACCAAAAGCGATGAGAATACTACCACAGCCGGGAGAATCTCCACGAGTTCCGTCTGGACGGAAGAATCTGATTCGGTTACGCAAGAATTTCATTGCCGTTGCCTTCTCGAATATC